TCACCGCCGCCGCAGCACACACACCCGCGATGAGGGCAACGAGCTGGTCGTCGGTGAGGTTGAGGGGGTTCTTCTTAGCGGGCTCCTGCGCCTGCTGAGGGGAAGGGTACGCACCCTGGGGCTGAGGAGCGGTCATCTGAGGCATCATACCCTGCATCTTGGGCTCATCAGTCATCATGGGGGGTTCCATCATAATATCGTTAATGGGAGTGGAGTCCATCGTCTCTTTACTTTGTCTCACATTTTTTTCAGGTGTAAATGACACAGATGGGTTATCATTGAGGGGAACCATCCCCTCACCATCATCGGCCAAATTCATGGTATTCACTTGGTCTGAAGCCATTTAGTATAGTCACATGTTTTTGAATTCAATACTCAACGCGTCTTTGTAATTTTGAGGTTTGTCTTCTTCGTCGCCTTCTTAGCGTCATCCTCTTTCTGTTCCAAGTGCTTAGGGTTGTACATCTTCTTGTGCAGACGCCAAAGGTCTGGACCACCAACCCTGAAGTTTTTCCTGATTGTCGCCTTGTACCAAAACACACAATCCTGTATCTTGTTGGACTTTACTGTATTGTCCAACACGAGACATTCATAGTTTTCTGTGCATGCGTCCATCACTTTACAGAACATATCGAAAGAGGGAAAGATGCCAAAGAAGGATTTGTACAACTTTTCTCTATTCTGGATGATGTTTTCCCTGAGGATGAAGACATAGTCGACGTTTGCGCGGAGGGCTGGGGGGAGGTCCATCACATACTGCATCGTCAACATGAAGAAAATCTTCCAGTGACGACCATTCATGAAACATTGACGAATGCACGTATCCTTCAGGAACTTTGAGTCATACATACAGTCATCTAAAAGCATGAAAGCTCCGCAATTATTCTTTCCCACACCCACCAATTTTCTTTGCCTCGCCATCACCCGCTCTATTGCGTCTCTGTCGTAGTCACCGTAGATGAACAGGTCTGGGATGAAATCGGAATAAAAGTGATTTCCCTCCTCTGTACCCGACAGCACGATACCCGCTGGAAGGTGTTTCTTGTGAAACATGATATCCTTCACGAGTGTCGACTTACCTGTGTTACGTTTTCCGATGAACACACACACTCTATCGTCCGAAATCGTAGCGGGGTTGAATTTCTTCAGCTGAAGATTCATTCTACTGTAGTGGCTCGTTTTATTTACCAAAATTTTACTCATATAGAGTAGGAATGGCTGGTCGCCTGAGACTCGCCGCCACTGGAGTCCAGGATCAATGGCTCACTGGTGAACCACAGTTTTCTTACTTTCTCATGAACTTCAAGAGACATTCCAAATTTGCATTTGACTTTGTAGAGAGTCAGTTCAATGGAGACATAGACTTTGGGAACACGTTGACATGTAAAATTCCAAACGATAAGGGTGACCTCGTCAGGAATATGACACTCAAAGTGACACTCACAGACCCAAATCCAACTGTGAATGTCTGGTCGACTTCGATTATGTCACATCTCATTGAACATGCCGAACTTTTCATCGGTGGTCAACCTATCGAAAAGATTACAGGTGAGTACATTTACATGCACCAGCAACTGCACAATACGAATGATGATACAAACCAGACCCTCTATTTCCTGAATGGTCACGGAAACTTTCTGTCGTATACAGGAACATACACATACTTTTTAGACCTTCCGTTCTATTTTTACAGGAATCCCAGTCTGGCTATCCCCACCTGTGCCCTGACAAAACAACTCGTAGAAGTGAGGGTCAAGTTGAGACCACTCAGTGAACTCATATATTACGGTGCTCCGAGTAACATCAGTGCATCCATTCAAAAGTTTTCCATCGACACAGAGTTTGTGTATCTCACACCCGAAGAAACTGGTTTCCTGATGTCGAGACCAATGGACTACGTCATCACACAGGTGCAGTTGGCACAGTTTAAAATGAAAGCTGGTGAAACGAAAAAGTCTGTGATGCTAAACTTTCAACACCCAGTCAAGGAACTTTTCTTTGTGTCTCAATCCGAGGAAGCTGTTCGAGACAACGACCCAAATTATTACAACACCATAGTTAATGCAGAGCTTCGTTTCAATAATGAAGTCGTGTTCAATAGAAATGGCCTTTTCCTGGCATATGAGCAAGCCTTGAAACACCATGTCGGTGCTCCATCAGCAGCCAATACCGCTAAATTTGGGATGTACTCATTCTCTCTCAAACCCGAGATGCCCTATCCAACTGGACAAGTAAACATGAGTCGTATCTCACACAAACTCTTCACGATTGAAATTAATCCAATCAATTCCGTGGACGACAACAACACACGAGTCTATGCCGTCAATTACAACGTGTTGCGCGTCGAGAGTGGTTTAGCAGGATTAAAATTTTAGGTGAATATAATAGTAATGGCTGGACAGATTCAACTGACAACGTCTGGACCTCAAGAGAAGTTTTTCACTCTCGACCCAGATTACAGTCATTTCATAGAAAGTTTCAAAAAACACTCAAATTTTTCAGTGCAATTTGTAGATTTGGATCCAGAAAATGCAGCCGACTTTGGTAAAAAGGTGCGATTCAAAATTCCTCAGAATCAGGGCGACTTGTTGAAGACACTCAGTCTGAAACTCAAACTCCCAGAGCTCGTGACGCCTAGTGCATGCTACATCGAGTCTGTTGGACACGCACTGATTGAGTATGTCGATATTATCATCGGTGGTAAAGTGATTCAGAGACTTACGAGTGACTATCTCCAGATTTACTCGGAACACTTTGTCACACAGACCAAACAGTACGCTCTCGAACAGCTCATCGGTAAATTTCCCGAACGTACGGCACATCGACGCGTGTCCGATAATGAAATCATCGCACGGAACACTTTAGGTACAACAGAAGATGAAAACTTTTTTGTAGACCTCCCGTTTTACTTCTACAATCACCCAGAACTTGCCATCCCGTTGTGCGCCATCAAAGAACAGGAGGTTGAAGTTGAGTTTAAAATTCGAGAGAAGGCGGATGTTGTGATTAAAACCAACGGTGACGCTATTACTTTGGGTGATTTAGATAAGCAAACGGGTATCATTGATTTCAATCTTTGCACAGAACTCGTGTATCTCGACCCTATCGAACGTATCAAGATTGAAAACACGGATAGAGACTACCTCATCACACAAGTGCAACAAAACACTTTCGACGTGGGTGCAGGTGTTAATGAAGGGTCATTCAAATTGGACTTTGTCAATCCAGTCAAGGAATTATACTTTGTGATTCAACGCCAGGGTACAGCGGGTGATGGTGTCTCTGAAGGAAACTTTGTGACCCCCTTTGACTACGACAATACCTCAGCGACTCAAGATGGGAAGTATACCCTCTATGAAAATCTCGACTATCTCACGCTTGCACTAGATGGTCAGGATGTGATTACCCAAGAGACAGGGAACGTCATATTTCTCAAAGCAGTCCAGGCGGCGATTCATCACTCAAAGACACAACTCATCAGGCGGTTCTATTCGTATAGTTTCGCTCTTCAACCCGAAGAGTGGTATCCAACTGGACAGGTGAATTTCAGTCTCATCAAGGAACAGATACTCAAGATGAACTTGACATCGTGTCCAGACTATGCGAGACAGATTCGTGTCTATGCAGTGAATTACAACATTCTCCGCGTAAGTGAGGGAACCGCAAAAACTCTTTTTACTCTTAAATACTAAAGATGAATATGCAGACAGGATTCGGTACTGGAGGAGGTGAACAGATGGCGGAGGAGTACATCAAAAGTATGACGGACATCATGCTCCCTGTGATGGAACAGGCTATGCTTCTAGCAGGCGAATATTGCAAAGCTTGTGGGAGAGACGTGATTCTCCCAGAAGACATGGAATATGCGATGAAGTATTGTGCGATGTACAATGTGGGTCAGCGAATTGGTACGATGTTCCCTGAAATTTATGAGGATGAGGAGGAGGACGACGAAGATGATATCGAGGATGTACCCACAGAGGATTGCCCCCCTTTTGTTGAGTACACAGGAGAAGACACTCGCTTCATTCAGATGAATGAAGCTGTTGAACGCTGGGACGCTTGGGTGCCACAGAGTCCGATAGAACAGATGTTAAAAAATGCTATTAATAGTAATGAGTAGCTCTGATCCAGAACCATGGTCATTCACAAACGATTCATTTAAAAAGTATGAGTCCGATACCAGTTCTAGTGATGATTCATCAGACGATGAGCAGCTTTTCTCTAAAACAAAAACAATCAAAACTAAAAAATTTAAAAAACATGTTGAGAAGGAGAAACTTTCATTTGAATAATTTTTTTCCCCGAGTATAGTATACCAATCACCATGTCCGCCGCTGCTGCCATGAAAACCGTTGACCTCGTCACCCAGGAACTCCAGACCCAGACCCTCAACTCCATCGTTGGTGGTTTCTCCTTCGCGTCCGCCATGGCGTGGATGGACTTCGTCCGCTGGGCCGTCACCCAGATTGTGAAGGTTCCCAAGAACGGCGGTACCCAGTACGCCGTCACTGCCCTCATGACCACCCTGCTCTCCATCATTGTCTTCATGGTCGTTGCCCGTGTCAACGGTCGTGTCAAGAAGCCCGCTCAGCCCGTCTTCGCGATTACTCGCTAATCGGTTTGGGTTTACGCTTCATGAGCATCATCAAGAGTAGTCCAACGACTACTATAGCGACGATATACGTATACTCCTTCTTCCATCTATAAGGATTCTCCTTCTTTTCAGGAATGCTTACAGGTGCTTCTCCTTCAAACACTTCTTTGATGGGAACTTTTGGTAAATTCTTCAATTTATCGGTGGAACATGTGACTTCAAACTTCAGGATATGCTCTTGATTCATAAAGTCATATGGAATCAGGCGACCGTGACTCATGTAGAAGAACTCGACTCGAATGTCTTTGATGTATTTTTGGGAACCAGAATGAAAGTGGTGGGTGAGAATGTCATCAGCGCCATTAAAGTTTATAAAATCTGAACCGTCGAGAAGTATGTGTCCTGTGTAAAATGGTGTGGACGTGTACACACTTTGGGTGAACTCATCTGAGCCTGCAGTCATTTTGAGTATCAGGGAATTTGGACCAACGAGATTGATTGCACCAGATGTGAGAACATTACTCGCAGACACCTGGTCAGCAGACGAGAACCCAATAACTTGATGAGGTGTCGTGACAGATGAGGTTTCATCATGGTGCCCGTTTGTTCCTGAGTAAAACTCGAACGTGAACGTGTTCGACGTACCAATATTGGAGAAGGTAAATCGTTTAGTATCGGTGTCAAACGTAACCTCGCTCACATTAGAAGTGGGTGGTGCGAGTTCATTTTGTAAGTGTGTCGCGAGGTCGTCACCAGTTGGGTAGTCAGCACTCTCCAGTGTAATCGTTTGACCATCAACACTGAATGTATTGTTTGTAGAACAGAGAGTCAACTGTGGTGTTGGGATACGAGCAGACACCAACTTTAGGTCAGAAACGTCATAGATGGGATTTTCAAGTGTAATGACATAACTATTCACGAGAGGGTACACATTCACGTCACGCTGACTACTATCGATAGAGAGGTTATGAACCTTCATTAAAATATAGGCACAATATTTTAATGATTGTTTTTGTCTGAGACGTACAAAATTAATGAGAGAGCGAGTGCGCCAAGGGGTTGTTTTGGAGCTGACGCTTCGCGATGTCTAAAGTGTGAGTGTTGGGGTTCGCGTTACCCTTGTACGAGTTGAACTGATGGAAAGGCTTCTGCTGGTACTGCTGTGTCCACCCACCGTTGGCAGCGTTGATGCGACCATCGACACGAGTGGTATCGCTGCGAACCGTCGTCAAGCGACCACCCTGCTTGAGGGCAGACTCACGAACGTTCATGCGACCCGCGTTACCCATACGGTTCGCCTTACCACGGCGGTCTTCGGGACGGAAACCGTACTTCATGAGTTCCTCGTTGGTCTTGGCGGTCACCTGAGCAGCGGCACTGTTCGTGTAAGCACCGTGATGGCTGTGAATACCTGGGGCAGGTCGGTTGATGTAGTCGTACTGGGCATCGTTACGGTCACTCTTGAAGCGAGTGGGGTCTTGAGAGACAGTTTGAGCCGAGACAAACCGCTTCGCACCATTGAACCCGAGACCATCTTCACGAAGACCCGTCTCCGAGCGGTTAGTGGTACGCTTCGTCTTCTCATGCTCGTTGCGAGGAACAACACCAGACATACCCTGCGCACGACCAGGCATCGTGGGACGCCTGGATGGGAGATGAGCAGTCGTCTCTGGCTTGTAATGGGTCAACTGACCAACCATAGCAGACCGACCACCTGTGATGTCCGCAGCTGGACCCGACCGACCTGGGAGGGTCGTGAGCCTGTATTCACCAACATTCACTGGGTTGACCCGAAACATTTGCTGATAACCACCAACAGCGGGAGTGTCGGCGCTGACACCCAGACCCGGACCAACCAACTGTTTCTCGATGGGAGACAAGTTATTCATGCGACCCTGGTCATACATTCGATTCCGCATGTTGAGAACTTCCTGACCACCACTCCTCTGTTGAATAGCGATATCAGCGAAACTCCCCATCTCTCGCTTACGTGGAACTTCAACCACAGGTTCAAAGTTGTTCGATTCAATTATCTCAGGATTCTTCAATACAGGTACCGTAGGCTGAACCTTGGGGGGTTCAGACTTGGTACTGAGGTTCCGACCCGCATACACGAGACCCGCGACAGCCATGAGCGAAATGGGATCAGCCATTCTTACTTCTTGTTAACATTTTTATTAACGTACCTTTGCTGAAACAGACCATTTTGAAGTTCGGCACGGGTACTCGCGG